GGGTTCGGACGTTGGCTCTTCCGTTCTGTTTTTTTTTTTTTTTTTTCCCACTCTCTTCGTACAAGTACCGATAGTAGCTAGCGCTCGCTGAGTCAAACTCGCTAGTTACTAGATTACAAAAGTCGGTCTCTACAATGTCTTTAATCACACCTTCATTCTTAAGCAGTGTTGGATCGATGCTGTTAAATAGTACCATAACTAACAAATACACTGACGTTCCTCTTTCCTTGGGTTCCTCTTCCTTCACCTCTCCAAGTGTTACGTCTGATGCATAGAATAAACTTACTTCACTTTCCCCGACGAGTTCATTTTTCATGAACTTGTTCCTTAATATTCCAATGACATCTTTTTTCTTATGTAATTGCTCGACTGGTACGTGGCATCTAATGAAGTCTGCGACCTCAAGCATGTTGAACCATCTTCTATTGAATTTTTCCATGACGGGATGTTCGAATATATTGATATATTCATCCACGTGACGGTAGAATAATGGACATACATCTTCTGGTTGGAGTGTTTCTAACTTAATTTCCCCTGCTTCCAACCGCGCTCTAAATCGTTCAACTTCACTATTGTATCTTGCTCTCGCCTCCTTACTTCTGAATGGTGATAATGCCGTGGGAAAGTGCACGCGCCTATTGCTACATAGCGTGCTCTTTCCATGCTCTTCAATATCAAGTTGTTCCATGTCAGCCTTGAGAAACTCAAGTGCATAAAACAAATGATATAGCCAATTCCTCGTATGTGCATTGTCACCATTGTCTACTAAATGAGAGAAATACAATATCCAACACTCTTCAATTGTAGTAACTGAGTGCTCTGGATTCATGATCCTTACCAATGTCTCCCGGAGTGGACGGATCGCTACCCCGTCTTCAGTCCAGTAGAATTGCAAGAACTTGACTGCATCTCCGAAATCGTAACCCCACCGATGAGAAGAACCTTTCATATGGTCAAAACCAACGAAAGGTGTTCTACTCTTCTCATACTTTATACTCTTCAGACCTCTAGTTCCGCGGGCGAGGTACTCGCCCGGTTCGTATATCGGTCTTTGATATGTTACGAAGAAACTGTCAAGGTTAGTACTCCGCGTCTCGTCGTCGGAGAGAATCATTCCAAAACTCTTTTCAGTGAACTCAACATATAATGTTCTGTATTCTTCATGTGTTCTTCTGTTGTCATTAAACAATATAACATGGTCATCCCCATACACGAAATATGTGTATTCCTCTAAGTTCACATAATGTGCGAACTCCTCTATAACCAACATGTTTATTATACTATTTAACAACGATGTCCATAGTGACCCAGAAGGTACACCACTCTCTAACTTAACATAAAGTACTCCATCAAT